ATTCTCTTCACTTCGGTTCTAAGATCATCAATGTTCGAGTACACATTGAGACGCTTATTCACGGTGAACCCCTTCTTTTCGAGACGACTGAGCTTGTTTACTAGATCCGCCTTCTCCTCGTCTATGCTTTTGTATCCAGGAGACGGACGTTCTTCTTCTTGCATCGAGTAGTCACCTTGCATGTATGGCTGCTGCTGCTCGTATTCCTCTTCGTATTCACCGTAATCGACTGGTTCGTCTTGTGGTGGTGGAGGAGCACTCTGCTTCGTTGGATTCGCGAAGGCATCGATGTCTTCTTGAACATCGGGCTGTGGCGCTTGGTGTTGGGGTGGGCGATACACAGAAGGTTTCGGTGCGAGTCTCGCGGGTCTCGGGCGTGGAACTTCAATCTCAATTTCATCCATCAACGCCTGTTCGTTATCATCTAGTTTCATGACATGACCATGACTCCGGTCGAGTACGATTTCACCGTCCATTACTCTGTACTTTGAAACTAATCCAAATTCTTTAACGCACTTTATATAAAAATGTTGGATACATAATAAATGAAGCTTAACGCCACAAACCGAAACACCCTCACGGCCATCGTCATTGTGTTCTGCCTTTTGTCGGTCTTGGTGACCTTCATGGGCGCCCGTGTTCGCAGTGAGTACCAGCCCAGACCAATCAACATCGAAACGTCCGAAGAAGGCGAAGCCTCCATCTTCGACTTGGAGCACAGCATCGATTGTGTTCCAGGATCCAAGAAATCTGCGTACTACACCAAGTCCTTGTCTCCAGGTGGTATCTGTGGTGACCAAGCGTTCGTTCGCAAGAGCGCCGACGCGAAGATCATCGGTGGAATTGGTGGATCTTTAATCTAAGCTATTATAAATGTCTCTTGTGACTGCGACTCGTGCACAATTGCCAGATTTTGAGTATGAGTATCACACGATAACAGTGGATACTGTGGGTCAAGACAGTAAAAACACTTTTACCGTGCACTTGACACAACCACTTGAAAATATTGTACAAGCTCGTCTTTCGGCTGCCAGAATCGATGCAGCTGGTTCAAATGTGTGCCACATTTCCATTCAGGAATTGAATACAAATTTTGCACAGAGAACTTCCAATATTTTCGAAGGTCAAGCGAGTATGACCACTTTGAACAATGGCTTCGGTACATTGATTCAGGGTGGTTCAAACCCAATTGTGTTCAAGAATGAATACGATGTCATGACCCAATATGTCACACCAATCAGAAAACTTGATAGGTTGACGTGTACACTCAGGGATGAAAACGGTGTCACCACCACGGATGGCGCCGATAACTTTTTGATTTTTAAATTTGTCTGCAAAAACAGGAACATGCCCTTCATAGAGTCCGGGCGCTAGGTACGTACATTTTTTACCTTTTATTATTATAAATGTCGGCGGGTATCGTGCAATTGATAGCCATCGGTGCCCAAGATGAACACATCATGGGTTCTCCAGAGATTTCATTTTTCTCGTCGACGTTTAAACGGCATTCAAATTTTTCACAGTCCGTTGAAAAACAACTGTTACAGGGGAATGTGAAAAGTGACTCAATGTCATCCGTTAAATTTGAAAAGACTGGCGATATGCTTGGATACGTGTTCATATCTATGGACGATAATAACGAAGCCAAGGATGAAGCCGATTGGTCTCAGATCATAAATAAAGTTGAACTTTACATTGGAGGCCATCTCATAGATTCTCAAGATTCCGTGTTTACGGAAAACATAGCTATAGATACATTCGCCCAAAATGTCACGAAGAGCTCAAACGGTCCACACCCAGGTGGTACGAGCTCTCGTTCGTATTTTTATCCACTCAGATTCTTCTTTTGCGAAGGCCCACAGTGCGCCCTACCAATCGTAGCCCTTCACTATCACAACGTGGAATTACGCATCTATTGGGGAAATGGTGTGAATCCAAATTATAATTATGAAGTATACGCGAACTATTATTATTTAGATAACGAAGAGCGCGGTAACATTGTTTCGAGAAATCACGAAATGTTGATCACTCAAGTTCAAAAGAACATCCCATCGGGTGAACCCATCCAAGACCTCACGTTTAACCACCCAGTGAAATACCTCGCGTGCTCCGATACGACATCGAATGGTGCACTCACATCTAAGTCTAACCGTGTTAAATTAAACATAAATGGACTCGATATAGGTAAGTTTAGATGGGCGAAGCCACACTTTATAGACGTAATGGCGTATTATCACACAAACTTTGTAACATCCCCAGATATTTTCTTGTATTGCTTTTGTCTTTTGACGAGCTCTTTACAGCCCACAGGTACGCTCAACTTTAGCCGTCTCGATTCGGCAAAGATTATCAGTGAAAGTATGAACATTACAGACCCTATATATGCGGTCAATTACAACATATTGAGAGTTGAAAACGGTATGGCCGGTTTAGTATACGCAAATTAAAATGCATCGCTATATTAAATGGTAAAGAATTCTGGTTTGAATCAGCCTACCGATATGGTAAGACTCGGAAGACTCACGGATTCCGGTCAGCCAAGAAACTCCATTGTGTTTAATGCATCAGATGAAACCATTCGTGATATCAAACACAGCGGATTATACATAAGTCCAATACGAAATGCAACTGCGTCGAACTTACTTGCGTATGATTCGATCACGAAAGAGGTAGTAGACATAGGAGGAACACAACTGAAACTCCGAGATCTCCAAGTTGAAAATTTGGAAGTCGTGAATGTGTCCATGATAAATGAACAACACGTGTACACACCCGTGTTACACGTAGGAGAAGGGTGTAAAAAGAGTGAAGACGTGGGTCTCGACATACATGGTATTCGTGTCATACACGACAAAAAACAGGGTGTTTTGACCGTGAATGAGGGCACCAAATTTAACGGAACTGTCGAAGCCACACGGTTTGTGGGTGACGGCGGACTTTTGTCTAACGTTCAGTATGATTTAAACATAGACATAGGTGAAGTCGTGGAAAACTTACATGTTGTTGGGCAACTCAAAGCCGATGGCGGACTCCTGTCTAACATCACACTCGATCAAATCACGGATTTCAGAGATTATTTCAATATACTGGATATTTCGAAGGACATAAATGTTGGTCGTTCCGTGTACGTAAACAAACGCATACACTCTAAAGGAAACATTAACTCCGATGGAAAGGTTATTGCCGAGTCATTTTATGGAGATGGTACGACACTACGCGGAATCACAAAGTCCGTGGAACTCGACGCGACGAACGCGAGAGTATCTGTACTCGAGAAGGAAATGCCCAGATTTGAACCACTTGAGAAAGCTAAACCCGTGTTTGAGGCGGAAATAGATGCACTCAAAAAGGAGACCGAACGTTTTACACCACTCGAAAGTGCGATTCCGCTTCTCGAAAATAGGGTGTCCCGTGTAGAACCACGTGTGTCTGCGATCGAAAAAGAAATTCCTAGAATATCTACGTGTGAACATGACATAGCGACGCTTCGAAAAGATGTGCGAGTCCTTCCAGAGATTCAAGAACTCCGAAAGGATGTGAACTTTATAAACACACAAACGCCCATTATTCATGAAACGAAGAAGATTGTACCGGTCGTAGAATCTAATACGGATCGAATATCAGCTGTAGAGAACACACTCAATAGATTCAACGAGGTGGATGCGATTAAGATTAAACTAGGTACATTCAATTATTTACACAAAGAGGTTACCCGTTTTGAACCACTCGAAAAACGCATAGACGTGTGTGAATCTGGATTAGATCTAACCAAGGATTTGCCACTCATACGTGAACGCATACAAACACTCGAAGACGCACCACTCGAGGGTGATGGACATTTGATTTCTAACGTGTCTCTCGAACACGTGATGACATGTTCTAATGTGACGGATATACACCTCGTCGTGAATAACACGGTGTCTGCGAAGGAAATAGAAACCGAGTGTGTGCGTTCCAAATGCTTGTTCACATACGGAGTTCCACAAGTTACATCTAGACTTGGTGAAGTCAAATCCTTGAATATAAATGGTTTCGCTGAGATAAATGGATACACGAAAGCGAATAATGGTACGACGGCGGGTAATACAGGTGGTCTTGTGTTTAAAACGAGG